ATTATGGGTCGGATTATATTAAAAAGTTTTGTTTAAACAAAGAAAACAAGGAAAAATATGATATCATAAATCAATTTTGCCATCCGATATCATATATTAATTTAACTTGGAAAGAACACAATAAACCAGTTGAAAATGCAAAAATTATTGCCAAAAACAAGATTGTTGAGGATCATATGATTGTTGAAAATGGTAAGATTTTAGAATGTTTTGACATGGCTAGGACAAATCAGCATTTTCAAACAAAGGTGTATGGTGTGAAAATATGTTTTCAAAATCCAAACAAAAAGGAGACGTTGATTGTAAAAACAATAATAGACGATATGACGTACGACTGTATTGATAATGGGTATATTAAAAAGAAAGTAAAGAAATTGCATAACGATAAACCAGGCGACGAAGCTTACAAAAGCGACGATTTCAATAGGTTTGTTAATTCATTAACGCTGAAACAATTAATAATTTACAGCAAAGATGAATTGTATCACAAATATATCGGTTGCGTGAATCAAAATGTATTGTTTAAACAAAAAACGGTATCTACCATTATAAAAGAGTTTGTAAATAGTGATTTACACAAGCAGAGAACCATACTAATACAATTGTTGCTTAAAAACAATGACCCGGAGTTCAAGTATTTATCGTATTTATTATATGATCTACTTTCTAATGATAGTAATGGCGATGTAGACACCCATGAACAAACATTATTGTATGACTCGTTGCCATGGAATGTAAAAAAGTTTTTCCGCGACGCCATGACAAACACCATCAAATATACTAGTAATTTAAATAATTTTAATATGAGCGACATCCCGATAGAACAGCAGATATGTATGTTAAAAGTTAACGATAAAGTTAAGGAGAAGGCGATGGTTAAATTAAAGGAAATAAAGGCAAAATCAGAAGACAGTGGTTCTAAAGCAAGGCAATTTTTAGATGGTCTGTTGAAAATACCATTTGGTGTGTATAGAAAGGAGGAAATTTTGGATTACATTTCTGTCATAAAAAAGGAGTATGATATAATGATTAAATATATTCAAGAAAAAGATGATCTTTTTTCACCAGAAGAATGCAAATCAAATATGGATATCATGCAGTCTTGTAATTATATTAAACAAACGTATATTCATACTCTTAAAAACAAACAGATAAATAGGTTAATTCAACTGTATACTGTCAATAAAAGGGACCAATTGGTAGCAAATGTTTGTTACATAAACGGGTATTTCAAACAAAATGACATCCCAAATAATCATATATGCCATTCGGGGAAGAAGATTTCTTATATGAAAGATGAGATAATAAACATTATAAACGAATGGAAACATGAATCGTCCTTTATCGACCACATTATCAAAAAATACCAAAATTATAGTTCAAATATAGACATTGTGAAAATTAAGGATACTATTGATGAAATTGAAAATAAATGGAAGAGTATTAGTGTCAATATAAAAAATGTTACTAGTAAGTTGGACGACGCAATATACGGGCATGGGGACGCAAAACGCCAAATTGAACGTATTGTAGGTCAATGGATATCTGGTAAAGAAGGAGGGTATTGTTTTGGATTTGAGGGACCCCCTGGTGTTGGTAAAACTTCACTGGCTAGGAAAGGTCTCGCAAACTGTTTGAAAAACGAAGACGGTGAATCGAGACCATTTGCTTTTATTGCGTTGGGGGGTGCTAGTAATGGAAGCACTCTTTCCGGACACAATTACACTTACGTCGGTTCTACATGGGGCAAAATCGTAGATGTCCTCATGGAAACCAAATGTATGAATCCCATCATATTTATAGATGAACTTGATAAGATAAGCAAAACAGAACAGGGTAAGGAAATAATCGGTATATTGACGCATTTGGTAGATTATACACAGAACCAATCCTTTCAAGACAAATATTTTACTGGAATCGATATTGACCTCAGCAAAGTGTTGTTTATTTTTTCATACAACGACCCATCGTTAATTGACAGAATATTGTTGGACCGCATACATCGTGTAAAATTCAATCATTTAACATTGGAGGACAAGCTCATTATATGTAGGAAATATATTCTGCCTGAATTAGAAGACAAGCTTAACGTACAAAATAATGTAGATATTACAGATGAAGTATTGACTCACATTATTGATAATTATACGAATGAGTCCGGTGTGAGAAAGTTGAAAGAGATATTGTTTGAAATCTACAGTGAAATTAATTTGGGGTTTTTAAATAATTATGAATTATTTTTAGATAAAAATAGTATTGAAATAACAACCGATTCCATAGACAATACATATCTTAAGAAGCGGCATAAAATAACGCATAAAACCATACACGAGATGGACGATATCGGTATAATAAATGGATTGTGGGCCAACGCATTAGGAATGGGTGGTATTATACCCATCGAATGTAATTTCTATCCGTCCAATAATTTTCTTGATTTTAAATTAACTGGATTACAGGGTGATGTTATGAAGGAGAGTATGAATGTTGCAAAAACACTGGCCTGGAAATTAACTCCTAATAAAAAGAAGGAAGAGCTGTTAAAGAAATTTAAAAAAATGAAATCGTATGGATTACACATTCATTGTCCTGAGGGCGCTATACCCAAAGATGGTCCCAGTGCTGGAACCGCGATTACCACCGTATTATACAGTAGACTAAATGGTGTGAAAATACCGAATACTATCGCAATTACTGGTGAAATCGATTTACGAGGTAAAGTTACGGCCATCGGTGGATTAAATCTAAAAATTTTAGGAGGAATTCGGGCTGGTGTTACAAAGTTTTTGTTCCCTGAGGACAATATAGATGATTTTGAATTATTTAAGGAAGAACACAATGATAAAACCATATTTGATAAATACGAATATGTACCTGTCAACAATATTAAGCAGGTAATGAATATAGTGTTTGAATAATTTTAGCCATGTCTTGTAACAAAAAATATGTGTATAATATAAATGAGTGAGACAGTAGGTTCTGGTTTTACAAGGTTATTACCCATAACACAATTGCCTAATTTTGTAGCGATCATAAGTCCAATAATTATTACATTTGTTTTATTTTTATCTGGTGGGAGTGGATTAAGTATAATGCCCGGTGTTGGATGGGCGGTTTCATTGTTAATTGTTACCTTTATCATTGAATCGTTTAAAAAAGTGAAGAAATTAGAAAGACCACGAGAATACAAATTGAAGAGTTTGAGTGCTGCTTGTGGGAGTTTATTTACCCCTATATTAGGGTCCAATCATCATGAATTTATGCCAGCCCAGCGATTGGTGTTTCATGCTTTTACAGCAACGTATTTAGGAATACATATTTTTGGTTCTGCCAAGTTGTCCGACGAGGAAAAGTTAGTGCCCGGTATATTTTTTGGAATAATATTACTGTTATCTTTAGGTGACGTTGCTCGAATGAAACTGATAAAATGTTTTGATATGAAAGAAATTATGTTTGGGATATTAATTGGACTTGCGTTTGGCTGTATTGCGTTTCTAACGGCGACTATTGAAGATGGTATGCTTGTATTTTTCAAGAAACCTGAATCCAAATGGAAATGTGACAATGGACTTAAAAAAAATGAAAGAAAACTAATGAAAATAGCATAAATAATTAATTAAAGTTTAATAATTAATTATTATCTTAACCTAAAAATTCCCAAATGGTGTCCATTTCTTCATTTAACTCATCTAAAAATTTATCACGTATCCATTGATAAAAATTCAAGCTATAGTATTTTTTAAAATATGATTTTACAAAATAATCGTACCCTTTTCTAATATTGTACGTTTTGTATTTTATTAATATGGTTTTATCGAACATTGTGTTTCCTACACGCTGGGAAACCTCGTTGTGAAAATCAAACAAAAAATTTATAAGTTTTTCCTTGGTATTAATCATGTGATCTTTTGTTAATTTCATTTTATAAGAAGCGTGCGTTCTACATATTTCGCATGGAATATTATTGCAAATTCTTCTTATAATGTTGAAACATTTCCCATAATTATTATTATAATATGTTTCATTTATTTTTTCGGCAAACCCGTGTAAAAAAAACCATGTCGGAATAGACCACGCTGCTCTTGTTTTTGACATCTTTTATATAATCTATATAAAGATAAATTTATTGTAAAATATAATACAATGGCTACATCTGCCGAATTATTTAATAGTCTTTTACAAGAATCATTAAAGGAATCAAATACAGTAATAAGTAATAATGCAACGATGAAAGAAACTATTAAAGAAACTGAAAATTACGAAAACATATGTCTTATAACAGGAGAAAGGTTAAGGGAATATTATATTACGCTGGAATGTAATCATACATTTAATTACATTCCATTGATGAATGAAGTGCGTCAATGGAAGTCCAATTATAAAAACAAATCATACTGTTATAAATACAAAATTTCTCTTGATAGACAAATAGTATGTCCTTACTGTAGGTCAGTATCGAATGGTTTACTTCCATGGGTCAAGCAAATTAATAACAAATCTGTTTTAAAAAAGAGATGGGTAAACCATCCGGCTTCGTATTCAATGGCTCCAAATAAGTGTGTATACAAATTCAAAACTGGTAACCGTAAAGGCAACTGTTGTGCGAAACCTTGTTATTATAATGTATGCTCGACTCATATGAAATATAAGAATGATTATGATAAAAATGGCAATTTGAAAAAGGCAATCAATAACCCAACTAAAAAGAAGACGAGTGTCCTGTCGGGCAAATGTCAACATAAACTTTTAAGAGGAAATCGAAAAGGATTATGTTGTGATAAAAAGGCTAAAAAATATATGAATAATGGAAATATAGTTTATTACTGCTCCGCTCACGTGAAGAAGTACAATGGTTCAAATCAATTAACGGATGTATAGTACGTTAATCTCTCATGAAGGATAGACCCACATATAAAAATAAAGCAAATACTACACCGGCTATCTTCTTTTTAATGAAATTCCTAGAAACATTCATCCACGCTTCCTTCTGTTCTTGTGTATCCAAGTGTTTTATCATGTATGTGGTTTTTGGCTGTAAATAATATACAATACTCGCCGTCATCATCAAAATAATACCACTGGCGCAAACTTTACTCGTCTTGTCTTTTATTAAATAGAGAGTTGGGAGAGAAAGCACAACCCCTGACCCAAGCCCAGTAAGGTAATGTTGTAACCTCTCCTTCCTTATATCCCTATATATAGACAGTTGTTTCTCATTCATTAAGTGTGCCATACTTTCTAAATCACCTCGATAAAACATTGTGATTCCAAATACAGATAAATAAGCAATCAGAATAAAGTACAATATAAAACAATAACAGTTATTAAATATATAATCAATCATATACATTTACCATATATTTATTAAAATACTAAATTAAAAATACTTAAACAGT